TCACCTGGTTGTCGCACGCGGTGTCGTAGGCCACGTCGGCGTCGGACATGTACTCGATGTGCCGGATGATGCCGTCGAAGACCTCGGCCACCGCCACGTCCGCGCGGTCGTCGGCGGGGATGACCTTGCCGCTGGGCCGGTTCTGACGCTGCTGGTTGGTCACCTGCCGGACGTGCTGTGGCAACTTGTTGATGGTCAGGCAGGGCCTGGCGTTGATGGTCTGGCCCTGCACCGAGCCGCGGGTCGCCAGCACGTCAGCCGGCCACTGCCACTGGTTGTCGGGCGAGCCCGCCATGAAGCGCAGGTCGTCCAGTTCGTCCTCGCGGCTCTCGCCCAGCGCGGCGATGGCCATGGTGTAGCGCGAGCGCATGGTCGCCAGCAGGTCGGCCTTGTCGGTGCCCCCGTTGGCGACGTTCGCCGCGCCTGTCAGACCGTCATCGGCCATTACTTGCCCTTCTTGCCCTGCGCCTTGCGCATGACGTTGTATGCGATGGCCAAAGACTGCTTTTTCGGCTTGCCGGCGGCCATTTCAGCCTTCAAATTCTTGCGGAAGGCCCCTTTTGAGGCTGATTTGACCAGCGGCATGTCACTTGCCCTTCTTGACGCGCTTCATGCCGGGCAGTCCGCCGTAGCCGGACAGTGACCGCTGGGCCGTTTTGGCTGATTTCTTGAAGTCTGCGGCGGTCGGAGCCCCCTTGGACCCCGGTTTCCGCATCTTTTCGCCCGATCCGGCGGCGATGCGGGCTTTCTTGGCGTGAATGTTGGCATAAAGTCCGGGTTTCTTGGCCATTTTAGCACTTCCACCGTCTCATAGAGGCTTTCGCCCGTTCTGCGTTCTTCGACTTGGCGACCACGCCGCCCATCCGGGCGCAGAAACTGGCCTTCCGGCCCTTGTCCGCAGCCGTCTTGGGCGAAGGCGCGGGCGGCTTCAGCTTGCTGCCCGTCGCCTTGTTGTACTTGGCACGCCCCTTGGCCGTCAGCCCGGCACCCTTGCTGACGGGCAGCTTCTCGCCACGGCCTACGGCCAGAGAGACGCTCTTGCGGGCCATGTTACAGGCAGTGAATGACTGCGAAGTTCAGCACCACGGCCTCGGACAGGTTGCCTGCCGAGATGTTGCGGAGCACAAACGAGCATGAACCCGCCGAATGGCCTGAAACCCAGCAGTTGTATGTTACGTTCGACGCCACGCCGCCAGCCACGTTGACGATGATCACGTCCTTGGCACTGATCGTGCTGTTGGTCAGCGTGAACGACACGTTGGTCGTTGCGTTCAGCGTGGCGTTGCTCATCGTAATCTGGCCCGCCGACTTGTTCAGCGTGACGCCCGTGGACTTGTCAGTCAACTGCGTGACCGTGCCTTGCGCGGCGGCGGTGTAGCCGAGTTCGTCGGTCGCGTAGATGTCAACGCCGCTGATGAGGTCGGCGCCGGAAATGTCCTGGTCTTCATACGCCACGCCAATCGGTTTGGTATTGCCCATTGCTATGATCCTAGCCAAGAGGTTGAAATACTAGCCTGACCATAAGCCTTGCGCGGCGTCCTGTCAACGCGCTCGCCTCTGGAGGCCACGGGGAACGCGAATGTAACGGCAATCGCGTCCGCAGCGTCGGGGCTTGCGAGCCCACGGGCTTTCATCTCCTTCTTGCCTTCGAGGTAGATCGTGCCCTTGCTGTCCGGCTTCATCAGCGGCGAAATCAGGTCCGTCTTCAGCACCCGGTCGGGCGGGATCGACGCGCTTTTCAGCCATTCCCGCATGGCTCCCCACATCTCGGCCCGCTTGTTGCCGTACATGACCGGCTTGCTGCTCTTAGACCCAAAGTTCACCCCCTTGACCTTGTACCGCTGCTCCTTGAGCCGGTCCACGACGCCTGCGCCTAGGCCCCCCTCGTCGATCACGACCATCGTCGGCTGGAACTCCTCCATGGCCTCGATGACGCGGCCTACGACTTCCATGGTGTCGTCACCACGGTATCGGCGGATTGCCACGATGTCCCGGCCTTGCCGTACCGCGATAACCGTAGCGTCGGCACCGAAGCGTGCCGGGTCCACGCCGAGGACGACAGGAGCCGAGGCGTCCTTATAGCGGGGTCGTTCCATGGCGTCGTCGACGAGATGGATGGGGATGAACTGGTCATCTCCAGCCGAGGGAAACTCACCGTAGACTTCAACATGCGCCTGAGCGCTGTCAGGCCCGTATTCCTGGATGATTTGCTCATAGACCGCCTTGTCCGTTCCTTCGACCGTGCGGGCGTCCACGGTCTTGTTGCGCCAGAAGTCCCGCTTGGCGTTGAACGCCTCGTAGAAGTAGCCCGTGTTGCGGCGGGGGTTGGAGAACGCCATCCAGAAGCGGTGCGGCGTGTTCTCGGTGAAAAAGCCCGCCGCGACCTGCCAGATGGCGTCGGCGATGCCCGAGGCTTCGTCGAAGATCAGCAGCACGCCGTCGAAGTTGTGGACGCCCGCGTAGGCGTCCGGGTTTTCTTCCGACCACAGCCGGCCCTCAACGCCCCAGTAGCGCGTGCCCTTCTTCAGGTCGCGCTCGACCAGTTCCGCAATCCACTTGGCGGGCATGACGCGGGTGGCCGAGACCTCGAACCAATGGCTGTTCAGGGCCAGTGCCATCCACTTGGTGATTTCGGCCCAGGTGATGGAGCGCAACTGCGTCTCGGAGTTGGCCGACACGATGGTCGTGGACCCAATGCGGGTGGTCAGCATCCAGATGACGAGCCATGAGACAAGGGCCGACTTGCCGATGCCGCGGCCGGAGGAGACGGCCATGCGGAACACGTCGAAGTCCACCTTGCCGCCGTTCTGCTTGATGTGCGCCGTCAGATCCTGCAGCACCTCGCGCTGCCACCGGCGCGGACCGGAGAAGTGCTCCAGCGGCGTGCCGGGCTGGCCCCACGGAAACAGGTAGAGCACGAACTTGTACGGGTCGTCCTTGAGGCTGGGCGACCACAGGGTCGCCATCAGCGTCTGCTCGTCGTCAGCGCTGTAAATCGGGGTCTGCATGTATTTCCGTGGCGGCCAGTTCAATGACGCGGTGCTGCGCCTGCTCCAGCGCGGCCGTGATGCTGATCTTCTGGTCCACCGTGACCTCGATGGCCTGCTTGGCCGCCCAGCCGTGGGCGTAACGCAAGACCTCAAGCGCCGCCTTGCTGTCGCCCGCCCGCGCGGCGTCGTGCAGGACAGTGGCCATCTCGTGCTCGCCGTCGGCGCGGCCTTTCTGCTCGGCATACTCCGCGATGGGGTCCATCTGGCAGAGCCTGCGGTATTCGGTCGGCGTCATGCCTGCGGCGAGGGCGAGGGTGTCGCCCTTCAGCCCCAGCTTGGCCGCCGCATAGATGGCCTCCAGACGCGCTTCGGTGGCAGTCAGCGGACGCGGGTCGTATGGGAGCGAGTGGAAGGTCACTTTTTTAGTGTTTTGCGGCCTGCAAAAGCTTTTCCTTTGCGGCGGGCCATCTCTTTTTTGGCTTCTGCTACCTGGGCGGCGTACAGCATATCCGAGGCTTTGTAGGCTTTATTGCTAGAAGCAATTTTTTTTTCGCGGAACAAACGCTCTCCCATATTTGCGGCGACGTTTGATGCGTCAGAAGCAGTCATCACACGCGCCATGGGCGTCTTACCGCGCACATACTGCTGCGACCCGTCAGGGTTCTTGGTGGTCTTGAGCTTCTTGGTGCCGCTACGCGGCATAGAACCCTTGGGCATGGTGCGTCTCCGATTGACTGAGCGGAATGTAACATGGGGCCGTGCTGCAGGAAATAAAAAATTTTTCTTGTGGCCCTTGGCCTCGGCAACAGCAGCCGCGCTCGGCCCTGCCCCCCCTCCCCTCTGAGCACTCGCAGCAAAATGCTGCACTGCACCAATCTGCTAGCATGGTAGCAGGCTAGTTTAGCTAGCATGCTAACATGTTAGTTGCTGGCATCGATGCCTGGCGGCTGTGTGCTCTTGGACCTTTTGACCTAGCGTCAAGCATGGGCACTATGGGCAACGCCTGGAAGCGCCAGCTATCGGCGCCGGCGTGGTGCGGCAGCTGTCGATTGAGCGGCTGTCGATCGAGCGGCTGTCGATCGAGCGGCTGTCGATCGAGCGGCTGTCGATCGAGCGGCTGTCGATCGAGCGGCTGTCGATCGAGCGGCTGT